ATCCGTCATATGGGTTATGATTTTTCAACTTTACAAGATACTATTAAAGAGATGGTTGAAAGATTACCTTTAACTGTTGAAGCAATGAATAAGATGAAAGAAATTGAATTAGGAGAAGAACAAATGTTTAATCTTGCCAAATCATTTTTAGATATTAGAGTAGAAGATACAGAAAATACTTTTGATGATCAAGCAATTGAAGAAGTTTTAGAAGCTCAACGTAAAGCAGATGAAGGAAATATGCTTTGGGAAGTATTTAATAGAGTTCAAGAAAATATTATTGAAGGTAATTTCGAATATATTACAAAAACAGGAAAAAAACGTCAAGCTCGAGTTATTAAGAATTTCAAGCAAGATCAAGACGTAAATAAAAAAATGTTTAGTAAAGCATTAGAATTTGTAGCATAATGAGAAAGATAATTTATATATTTTTAGTAATTCTCTTCTGGGCATGTAGCCCAGAGGAGATCATAGAAAATGTTTGTGTAGATGGTGATTGCAACGCAGAATTTTTTATAGATGAGTTAGTTCAACCTGATGCTTATCAAGACAGTAATGGATATTGGCATGTTTTTTATTATGGTCCCAAATATTTTACTATTAGAGGTGAACTTGATGAAGTTAACGCAGTAATTAATGATGTTCCATTAATTGAAACGCAGTATGATTCTGATTATTGGATAGCATTAGAGAATTTACGATTTACTGTACCCACTTATTCAGTATTAAGTTGGTTTACAGGAGGTGGGTTTAATAATCCAATCCCTATTGGAGAAATTGAATATACCCTATCAGATATAGTAAAAATTATGCCTCCTTTAAATATTGCTGGGTACCAGATACAGAAGAATTTTTGTTGGGAGTGTCCCTATGCTGAAACCTTATTAGGTACATATAGTAAATATAATTACAATCCTAGACAGCAAATATTTATGGATAATGAGATGGTTGGTGATACCTTACAAGTATTTATTAAAACTACATTTAATAATGATGTAGGTCCTCGAGAAGTTATTGAAAAATCATTTAAAATAATTATAGAATAATGAGAAAATTAAATAAAGTGTATTTTAAAGAAGAATTAGTAAATTCCCTTCACAATCGTCTCCCAGATGATTTTATTAAATTTTGGGATATAAAGTATAATGATTTAACTGATGGGTGTGTTAGAACCTTAAATAATAAAGTAATAGCTTTTTATTTTTATATTAAGACTGACTCTGTTAATCGATCTATTTTAAAATTTAATTTTAAAGGGGGATGGTTTAAAGAAGACAATATTCAATTTGATTCTATTTATGTTCATAATAATTTAAAAAATTATAAACCATATCAAGAATATAGATATGATGTAAATAATAATTTAATAGCTGGTTATAATTTTTCTAATTTTAGTGGCAAGAGATATAATGGTAATGATATCTTTGGGGAGCAATTTAAAAAAGATAAATATGTAAAAAATTATACTTATAATTCTATTTCTAAAAATTCTAATTCATCCTTGGTTAAATTTTCTAAAAAGTATTTAACTAAAGATTTATCTAAAACTAGGGTTGACTATTTTCATGTTGGAGATAATAAAAAAGAAATTTATTGGTTTATTAGATAATAAAATTTAAAAAATATGAAACGTATAACAGAACATGAATCGAAAACATTTATCCCCCTAAAGGAAAATTATGGAAATACCGGCATTGAAAACGCAGCTTTTTTCACCATCACCCCAAGTGAACGAGGTGAGGGATGGGAAGACGTAACGTATTATACCGAAAAAAAGTATGGGCTTTATGCGGATCAAGGTGAAGGTGATCAATGGGTATATGTATTATCAAACCCATCATTACCTAAAGAATATCTAAAAATTGGGTATACTAAATTAAAACCTGAAGAAAGAGCAACTCAAATATCATCTGCTACCGGTGTTCCTACACCTTATAAAGTAGAGTGGGCTTATAAATGTTTTAATGGTGAGATGGTAGAAAGAATGACTCATGAGAAATTAAAATCTTTTAGAGTTAATAATAGAAAAGAATTTTTTCATATTAGCTTGGAAGAGGCAAAAGATAATATTATATTAATTGGTAGTAAATTTAAATAATATGGTTATAGTAATGCAAAATACCATAGATTTTCTTGTAGAAAGTAAGAGAATTAAAGAGTTAAATAAGTTAATGGGTAATAATATTCCCTGGGAGTCTAAAGAAACAGAAACAGAAGTTAAATATTATAAATTAAATTAAAATATGATGATATATTTAATAATGGCAGTATTATGGTTAGCACTTACGGAATATATATTCGAGTTAATTGGTGAAAAATTAACCTGGGATATGAAAATAATAAATTTTTTATTCTTTCCTATAGTACTAACAATATCAGTTTACACATTTATAAAAGAATTTAATAACGACTAAATTAAAATTATGGAACAATCAGAAATCAATTACTTAAAAACTGAATTAGTTAATGACCTAGTAGCCACAACTACTGTAATGGAAGATCTTTGGAGATACCATCCAGAAAACCCAGATAAAAAGGATGTTGTGTCCGAGTATAAAGTATTAGAAAAAATAAAATTAGATATTGAGCAAGAATTGGAAAACCTAAAGGAATAATATATATTTATGAACATGATAGATAAAGATAAAGTATTTGATTTATTTTCTAAGGAAATGGAAAATGATAACTTGTCTATAGATGACCTGATGAAAGATCCTCTATCTAAGATTGGGATGTTTGTTAAGTTAATACAAAATCATGAAATATTCCATAAAAAACTTAATCAATTTTTATCTAAAGAAAACCCTAACTATGATATAGAACAAACTAAAAATGCTTCTATGTTTACTGTATATAATAGAGCTTGGTTTTATATTAATCAAATAGATCTTACAGATAAAAACCATTTAGATGCTGTATTAGATTTTAAAAAGGAACCCTTCCTTTCAATTTTAGAAAAAGTACTCCAATATTTTGAAAATATAGAGGAGTATGAAAAGTGCGCAAAATTGCTAACTCTAAAAAAACTTAAAAGAAATATACAAAATTACTAGGATACCAGAAAAACTTTACGTAGATTTGTAATACAGGTTTAGGAAATAAAAGGGAATAAAAAGAATAGGCAAAATAAAGCAACAAAATAATAAGAAAAACAGGGGATGAAATAATAACCCCGTTATTAAAATTAACAATTATGAGAAATAAAAATTTATTTGAGAAAAAGTTATTACAATTATCTTCAGGTTTACTAGAACTTAAACGTATGGTGGGTGATACAAGAGAAACCGCTACTAGTTTTCGTAAAAGAATTGAAAGTAGTGAAAATATCATAGAGGATTTACAATCAATGATAGAGCAGGATAATACCATTAGTTAAATTAAAAAAAAATAGGTTATGAAATTAACAGCAGAACAACTCCAATCAAATTGGATTGAATTCAACACTAACATTGAGACATTTATTACTGGAGATCGTAAACAACGTTTACTTGATTTTTATAGTAAATATGAGGACCGTATTATATTAATGCCAGCAGCTCATAAGAAAGAATACCATTCAGCATTCCCAGGTGGGTATGTAGATCACGTTAATAGAGTAGTAAAGGCAGCATTGTCCATGTCCGCTGTATGGGAGGGGTTTGGTTGTGATATGACGACATTTACCCAGGAAGAATTGGTATTTTCGGCGATCAACCATGACCTAGGTAAAATGGGATCTGATACTGAAGAAGCATATATACCTCAGACAGATAATTGGAGACGTGATAAATTAGGTGAAGATTATATGTTTAATAAATCATTACCCTTCGCAGCCGTTCCAGATCGTGGATTATTTCTACTTCAGCAACATGATATTAAATATACTTTTAATGAAATGATTGCTATCCAGACCCATGATGGTTTATATGACTCAGCAAATGAGAAATATTTAAAAGCATTTATGCCAGAACAAAAACCTCGCACATCACTTCCATTTATTTTACATCAGGCTGACATGATGGCGGCACGTATTGAATTTGAAATTGAGTGGTTACCAAAATTCTCTAAGAATAGCGTGGCTACGCCAAAGAAAAATTATACATTGACGTCAAATCAAAAAGGTAATTCTAAACAAAAGGCACTTAATAAAGTATCTAGTGTAGGATTAAAAAACATGTTAGATAACTTATGATATTAAATATAGTAATTATTGTTTTAGGGGTTTTGGTCGTTGTCTTAGGATATACGACCATCAACCTATTAAAGAAAAATGAGAAAATGCTAGAAATAATTATCAATCAGAATAGTTATATAGCAGAATTTTCAAAACAATTAGAAATATCAGATAAACGTTTACAAGACGTAGATTCTAAAGGTATATTCAAAGCTGATGATGAAATAGGTTGGATTTTTGATCAAATAAAGGTAATACAAACCAATTTATCAAGATTTAAAGTCCAATAACATTTATGGCCCCAATAAAGAAAAAACGCAGACCTAAGAGTAAGAACTACTTCACTCAGGACACAGAAGACGCTATCGTATTATATAACAACACACCTTGTTCAGAAATGAGGAGTAAAATTTATGATAAAGAAATACACTATGCGTTCTTTAAACTTACTCAAAATATTATTCACACTTTTAAATTTTACCATACAGAGGTAGAAAATTTAGAACATCTTCAACATGAGATAATTGTTTTCTTATTATCTAAAATTCATTTATTTGACCCAACACGAGGGGCTAAAGCATACTCGTATTTTGGGACCATTGTAAAACGTTGGTTAATTTTATATAATACAAAAAATTATAGTAAAAAAATAAAAAAAGTACCTGTTGATGTATTAACCGGAGAACATTCAACCCACACATATAAAATGGGGGATGAAATTATTAAAACTGATTTAGATAAATACATTGACATATTTGTTGATCATGTTACATCAAATATATTTGAGTTATTTCCTAAAAAGAATGATGCCCAAATAGCAGATGCAATTTTAGAATTATTTCGTAAACGAGAAACTATAGAGGTTTTTAACAAAAAAGCACTTTATATATACATTCGTGAAATTATAGATGTAAAAACTCCAAAAATAACAAAGATTGCAGATAAACTCCATGGTATCTTTAAACAACAATATATATTTTATTTAGAGAACGGTTACGCTAAATTCTAATTCCTTCTTATATCCATATTTATAATAAAATAACATCATGGGCGCATTAGATAGTGTAGTATTTGGTAGTAAAAAATTCTCAGATATATTAAGTGAGATATACGATAACCAAAAAACAAAACAACAACAAATAGGAGGATTAATATCAGAATTAAAACCATTAATTAACGATATTGGTGATGCTACTTTGATTGTTCCTCTTATAAAAGAATATATGGAAATTGGTGTTCGAAATGACGAACAGTTAATAAAAATGTCCACAATTATACAACGTGTTTTAAACAATTCAATTAGTGATGATCCTACTGGAATTACAGATGAAGAAAAAGATCAATTAATGAAAGAGTTAGAAACCCTTAATAAGAATTACGAAGAAAAAAAAGATGGCAGTAAATAAAACTGGAATCTCTAGATTATTTCAATCATCACCCAATACTAACTCAAGTATAAGTGATGTTGATAGTGAGGCTTCACAAATTGGAAAATTTATAATTGCAAGAGTTGTAGATATTAATCTTAATTCTAATTCTGATTTATTCAACCAAACAGGTAAGTGGTCAGGAATTGGGACAATTAACTTTACTGAGGCTAAAACTGCAGGTAATACAAGTTTGGATGGTACTACTATTCAATTAGCAACCCCTTTATTTCCTAATTTAAAAACTTATCCTTTAGTTAACGAATATGTACTTATTGTACGAGGACCATCAAATCAAAACCCAGATATAGGGGTTAAATTAAAGAATTTTTATGTAAGTATTACTTCATTATGGAACAGCCAACATATGAATGCTGTACCTACAAGTTTAAATACTGATAATAATGTTGCTCCCTCTTTAAATAAATCTTATACTTCAATAGAAACAGGAAATGTAAGTAGACCTACCACACAAAAACAAAGTATAAATTTAAATGGTAATAGTGGTGGTACTTTTGAAGAAAAAGGAGATATTCACCCTATTTTACCCTTTGCCGGAGATAATATACTTGAAGGTAGATTTGGTAATAGTATTAGATTGGGTAATACTTCTAAAGCTGGGGGTACTATTACAAATAATTGGTCTGCTGGTAATAATACTAAAAACGGAGACCCAATTACTATTATAAAAAATGGTCAACCTATAAGTGGTTCATCAGAAGGTTATTTACCTATAACAGAAGATATAAATAATGACCCTACGTCTATATATTTAACTTCTACTCAAAAAATACCTTTTGATATAGCGGTTGCTTTAAAACGTGAAGGTGAAGGTTCAACTATACCTTATTCTAATATAATTTCCCCTGTACCAAAATCCCCTAAGTCTTATAATGGCCCTCAAGTAATACTAAATTCAGGTAGATTATTATTTAATACTCATATTGATAGTATATTATTTTCTTCACAAAAGTCTATTGTATTAACATCAATTGAAGATTTAGGTATACAATCTCAAACTAAAAATGTAAATATTATATCTGATAAGGGTGTGGTATCTTTAGGTAAACAAAATGCATCCGAATCCATAATTTTGGGTGATAAATTTTTAGATGATTTCACCGCATTAATAGATAACTTAAAAACTTTATGTAGTGCTTTAGGTAAAGAAGGTTCTCTTCCTATTGCTTCATCTTTAGCAAATATCCTTAGTCAATCTGGGGGTGTATTAGATAATATATCTAACCGAGCACAATCAGGTGATTATAAATCTAAAAAAGTAAAAACTACCTAATATGATAGATGAAAAAACATTATTAGATTTAGGTAAAGTATTTTTAAATACCCCTAAAGGTCAGGAAATAATAGCAAAAGCTGAAGGTGTAAAAGACAATGTTGATGATTTTAAAGCAACTAAAGAACAACTTGAAAAATACAAACCTGTTATTACTACTTTTTCTACTAAAGGAAGATTATATAGTGAACAAACAAGTGAACCTATTCAAGGAGTTGAAGTAAAACCTTTACTTGTTTTATTTCCAATGAAATTAGTAACCAAAACCAGAAAAATTAAAGTTGACGACCCCAGTGGTAAAATAAATAGAATAACTGGTAAACCTAAACAAATAAAAAAAGAGGAAGAATATAAAGAATATGTATATGATAAAAATGGTAATAAAGAAATAAAAACTGATGAAAATGGAGAATATGAGATTAGGTTTGGAACAGTATCAATTGAAGCTTTACCCGAATTATCTATATTAGAACCAACAGTTCTTTATAAAAAAGACCAATACGCCCCAGATAAACAATCTTTAATAACCCTTGAGGGAGAAGTACCACAAATTTTACCTATAAAGAAATTAATTGATATAGATAAAGAAGCTGAAAGAAGGGCAGATCAAGTAAAAGATGAAATGAATAAGCTAGCTGAAACTGCCGCCCTTATAGGCTTAGGAGCAGTCCAAATAGCTATAATTACCATAAAAGCTCAAATATTAGCATTTGCTGGGGTAGCCCAAAACAAATTATTTCCTTTAGCTATATCTTTAATGGTTGTGTTTGGTATTACCAAATTAGAAAAAGAAGAACAAGAAACGGCAGTATGCCCCAATAATGAGCTTTTAAGAGAACTTATAAAACGAAGAAACTCTATAGTTAAACAAATAAACCAAATGTGGATAGTAATAGCAGCAAACACAGCAATAGCAGCTTTATTTCTTTACTTATCAATCCAATTAAGGGGTGTAAAAAGTAGTATTTCCGCAATAGGCTTCCCAGTTGCCACACCTCCTGGTGTAGGTGTACCTTATTCTTTAATAGCAAAATTAGAAGATGTTAAAGAGTTACTTAAAGATTTAGTTGATATATCCGAAGATTTAAAAAAGGCATTACTTATATCCCTTATATTTTTAGTTATATCCTTAATAATAATATTAAGATACTTAAAACGTGTTGATGAACTAATAGAAAATTGTGGTGGTGATATACCTATGGAACAAATAAATGCTGAGCTTTTAGCAATACAAGCTAACTCACAAGAACAAGGTAATACAATATTAACTAATGTAAATGGTTTTGAATTATCTGTGGTACAAGAAGATAAATCTAAAGTAGGTGACCAATACAAAAGAAAAGCAATAGCTAAAAATTCAGGAGGAATTATAATATTACAAGGAGAACCTTCATTTAGTGCTGAAGATCAAATATTACTAGACGAACTAGCATTTTATATAATACAAAACAATTTAAAAGCAGATTAATTCAATATTTATAAACATATGAAACTAAATCAATTAAAAACAATCGTAAAAGAAGCAGTGAAAGAGGCTATACAAGAAGAGATGAAAGACATCCTTATGGAAGCTGTGCGTGCTCCTAGACAAACCGTTGTCGAAAGAATAACAGCAACCCCTTCAACAGATCCGGGAACACCTAGTCCCCTGAACCCAGTAATGCAAACTTCACTCCCTGAAACGGATAAACTGAAACTAAGAGAAAACATGATGAGTGTTTTAGATGGTATGAGACCTGGAGTAAATGGTACTATAAGTGCAAATACTAATAGTATGCCATTACAAATGGGTAGTATGGATACTACATCCCCAAATGGTCAATTACCTCAAGGTGAGGTATCTATGGATATGATTAATAATATAATGAAAGGAAAAGTATAATATGGCATTTAGAGCACCCAATCAATTTGTTAATGATTTAAGACCCTCAGTTGGTATTGGAGTAAACATCCCATTCAATGAAGGTGGTGTGTTCACTCCTAATTATCAAACTGCTCAGGCAATAAAAAATAACTTAATTAATTATTTCCTAACAAACCCAGGAGAAAGACCAGGTAATCCTACTTTTGGTGGTGGTTTAAGAAAATTTATATTTACTCAAATAAATTCAGATAATTTAGATTTTTTAAGAGAAGATGTACAACAAAAAATAGCGACCGAATTTCCTCTTGTAAATGTTCAAGAATTAAATGTTTTAAATAACTCAGACAATAATGAAGTAACAGTGCAAATATACTATAATGTTATAAATACTGCTATTGAAGATACTTTAAATTTAAATTTTAACTAATGGCTGTAAGAAAAGACATAAAATATATAAATAAGGATTTTTCAGAGTATAGATCCCAGCTAATTAATTATAGCCAAACATACTTCCCAAAGACTTATACAGATTTTTCAAACACCTCCCCGGGGATGATGTTTATAGAACAAGCAGCGTATGTAGGGGATGTGTTATCTTTCTATTTAGATAATCAAATTCAAGAAAACTTTTTACAGTATGCTAGACAACAGAGTAATATATTTGATATGGCCTATATGTATGGTTATAAACCTAGAGTTACAGGTTTATCAAATACTATCATAGATATATACCAACAAGTTCCAGCTAAACTAGTTAATAATGAATCTGTTCCTGATTATGATTATGCCTTATATGTAGATGCTAATACATCAATAACGACAACTTCAGCAACACCCGTAACTTTTACATTAGATAATCCAATTGATTTTACTTCCTCCAGTTCATTAGACCCAACTACGGTTTCAATTGGTCAAATATCAGGAGGTAATCCTACTTTTTACCTATTAAAAAAATCAAGAAAAGTATTCTCAGCTAAAATTAATCAAACTCAATTTTCCATAGGATCCCCACAAGATTTCATTACACTTGAAATTAATGAACCTAATATAGCAGGTATAGTTGATGTAATAGATTCTGATGGAAATAAATGGTATGAAGTTGATTATTTAGGACAAGAATTAATATTTGATGGTATTAAAAACACAAATATAAATGACCCAAATACTTATTTAGATACAGATACACCTTATTTATTACAAACTAAATCAGTAGAAACTAGATTTGCAACTAGATTTTTAAGTAGTAATAGACTTCAACTTCAATTTGGAGTTGGTAACCCAAATAGTACAACAGAAGAAATTATTCCAAATTCAATGAATGTAGGTTTAGGTTTACCTTTTGAACAAAATAAATTAACAACCGCTTATAGTCCTACAAATTTTGTTTTTACAAACACATACGGTATTTCTCCATCAAATACTACTCTAACAGTAAGATATTATACTGGTGGTGGGGTTAAATCTAATGTGTTATCAAATACTATTACAAATGTTAATACTACAAATATAAAATTTATAAAAGGTGGATTAGATCCTAATCTAGCACAATATATATTTAACTCTGTAGCAACTAACAACCCCGAAGCAGCTTCAGGAGGTCAAGATGGAGATACAATAGAAGAAATAAGACAAAATAGTATATCAAATTTTTCTACTCAATTAAGAAATGTAACAGCTAATGATTATTTAGTAAGAGCTTTAAGTATGCCTTCTAAATATGGTAGAATTGCAAAAGCATGGACACAAAAACCAAATGCCGATGATGCTAATACAACATTAGACCTTTACGTACTAACAGAAGACAATAACAATTATTTAACCACTCCCTCAGATACTTTAAAAGAAAATGTTAGAACATATCTTAATGAGTATAGAATGATTGGTGATACTATTAGTATTAAAGATGCTTTTATTATTAATTTTGGTATAAATTTCCAAATTGTAACTTATCCTAATTATAACAGTAATGAGGTACTTGAAAGGTGTATAGTTTCACTTCAAACTTATTTTAATATTGATAAATGGCAAATTAATCAACCTATAATTACTCCCGATTTATTTGTAATGTTAGATGCATTAGAAGGAGTACAAACTGTTAAGTCTATAGTAATAAGTAACATTGCAGGAACAAATAGTGGATATTCACAATGGGCTTATGATATGAATGGTGCAAACCAAAATGGAACAATATTTCCTTCTTTAGATCCAAGTATTTTTGAATTAAAATATCCAAATAGAGATATTAAAGGAAAAGTAGTAAACTTATAATTATGGCAGTATATAAATTATTTCCCTCCCAAGACGCTTCAATATATAGTGCGTACCCAGCAATGAATACTGGGTTGGATCCTATATTAGATGTAAACAATAAAGTAACAGACATAAACCCTATAGCCCAAGTAGCAAGATCTCTAGTTAAATTTGATCAGTCACAGATAAACGATGTAATTGATAATATAGCAAAAGTAACAGGATCTTGGGATAACTTTTCAGGGAGTTTAAAATTGAATGTATCAAAAGCAACGAATGTTATTTTAAAATCAAACATAGAAGTTTACCCTATATCAGGATCATGGAATAATGGATCAGGTCAATATCTAGATAAACCCTTTAATACTACAGGTGTAAGTTGGGTATACTCTGATTATTCAGGTTCAAATAAATGGTCAACCGGAGGTTGGAATCCACTTATTACAGCCTCATTTTCTGGAAGTAATAACGCAGGAGGTGGAGTATGGTATACAGGATCAGGTGGATATGAAGGAATTGGTCCTTTAGAGTTTACACAATCCTTTAATTTAAGAAGTGACAAAGACTTAAATGTTAATGTAACAGATGCATTAAGAGTATGGTATTCATCATCTAGGGGTTTAAATGCAGGTAAAATAGAAATAGCAAACGAAGGATTTATAGTAAAATGGGAAACTGATAAAGAATTTATTACTTCAAGTGCAGTATCTCCCCAATTAAGTTATTATTCAGTAGACACAAATACAATCTACCCACCACAATTAGAAATAAAGTGGGATGATTCTGTATATGAAACAGGATCCTTAGATGTTATTAATACTCCTGATTTATTTGTAGCATTAGATAATAACCAAGGTGTATTTTACAGTGAAAGTATAAATAATTTTAGATTAAGTGTACGTCCCGAATTTCCAATTCGTAGTTTTCAAACCGCTTCTGTTTATACAACAAATTATGCTTTACCTTCACAATCTTTATATGCTATTAAGGATTTAGATACTAATGAATTTGTTGTAGATTTTGATAAAGAATTTACAAATATTAGTTGTGATTCAACTGGAAGTTTCTTTACTGTTTATATGAATGGTTTGGAACCTGAAAGGTATTATTGTATATTGATTCAAACTGAAATAGCGGGTCAAACCATAGTGATGGATGAGAATTATTACTTTAAAGTAGTTAATGGGTAGAAGTAAAATGGATAGAAAAACAGAAAAAATAGATTTAATTAAAAAAGTATATTCTAAAACAGATTATACTAAAATTATAGATACTCAATTTCAACAATTGGGTGTTATTTCTGTAAATGAACAAATAGAGGCAACAACTACTGTTCAACAGTTTTTTGAATATTATAATGAGCTATTTTACGATATTCCTTCCTATGGAGGTTCAAATTCACACGAATATTTAGTCAAAACCAGTGGTGACTATATAAACTTTGATCAAGATAATGAAATTATAGTAGCATTAAGAGCGGAAATATCACAACTAAGAAGAGATTTATTACAATCTCAAATTGCAACAGCTGAAGCACTTACAGGAGAAAAAATTGATTTAGATGCTGATAACATAGAAAATGAAGATCTGTCAGGGAATAAAGAATATAATGATATTGTTAGTACAATACCATCAACAACAAACCCTTAATATTACAAATACCACTACTTTCTAAATATGGAAGAAAATAAAATAAAAATAGTACAAGTTGAACCTTCAACATTTGAATTTCAACAGTATGATGAAAAAGATAGTAATTTAATATCTTCTTCAAGATTAGATACTGCTTTTACTTCATCCACGGATTATATAGAATACTATGCTTATGATGAAAGTAAAAATCTTATTTTCCCCTTAGTTGGATCAGCAAAAGCCATCCCTGTAACAAATTATAGTGTAATAAATGGAGATACTATATTATACCCAGATGAAGATCTTTCAGAAATAGGATATGATGAAGGTACTTTTTATGCTACTTATAATTTTTATAGAAAGCTTATAGCTTCGGATATAGAAACTAATTATTATATCAGTGAAATTAGTTCAGATAGAACTGAATTAAGGTTAAATAGTAATACTATACCTAGTGAATTAATTATTAGTTCAAGTGAAGCATTTATTGGGTTTCGTGAAACTCAAGATTATTTTGTAGATTTTTTACTTAATTTTGGAAATGATCAACAGGTAATAGCAAATAATTTAAGATTGGATACTACAACTGCTGTAGAACCTTCATTATTAGTTAAACTATATGAGCCCTTACCTTCTCAATTTGATTTAAAATCAACATTATGGGTAGTTGAAGAAATTTCATATCCTGAAGCATATAATGTTACTTTCCCACCTTTAATTTTTGAACCAAATGATATTCAATTAATAAAGGGTCCAAATTATAGTATTACTGTAACACAAGAAACAGGAGAATCAAGTCAAGAATTTAGTTATAATACTTTAATAAATTCAGATATAACTAGTTCCCAAAACCAAATAAAAAATCTATTAAATAGAAAGGATATTAACATAAGTGTAGATTACACTGAATATAGTAATTTTATACATTTTTCATCCGCATATACTAGGTTAGATAATTTTTATTATAAAGTAGGATTAATCCAATCTTCAAGTAATGCTATAAATAATTTACCTTTAAATACGGGTACTTACAGTTCTAGTAAAGCTGAACTTGGTAATAGTATTGAAAAAATAATTTCTAACTTAGATGGTTGGGAATATTTTATGTATTTTAATAGTGGTTCAGAAAAATCATACCCAAAACAAAATACAGAACCTCCTTATATTTTATTTCCAACTGGAAGTACCGAAGCATTAACTTGGGTAGGGAGTACAGATGAAGGAAGTCCTTATTATGGGGGGCAAGCTTTATCTGCTTCTAATTATGATGAAAATAATCAAGATTATTTATATAATGCAATCCCAGAATATCTTAAAGAAGATTCAGAAAACGAAAAATATGAATTATTCGTTGATATGGTGGCTCAACAGTATGATAATACATGGTTATATACTAAGAATTTAACAACTAGATTTGACGCGGATAACCGTTTAGACTTTGGTATTTCTAAGGATTTAGTAGCAGATGCTATTAGGGATTTTGGTATTAAATTATATTCAAATAATTTTAACTCTAATGATTTATATACTGCATTTTTGGGATTAACTCCCTCAGGTAGTACATTTCCTTTTCCCGATATGACGGGGTCAATCGATACCCTAGTTAATACACCTACTGGGTTTCAGTACGTAGATACTGAAATATCTGCTTCAAACGATATAGTCCCATTAGACAATGTTAATAAACAATTATATAAACGAATTTACCATAACATACCCTTATTACTTAAGAAAAAAGGTACAATAGCTGGTATAAGAGCATTAATTACTGCTTATGGAATCCCAAGTACCATTTTAAGAATAAACGAATTTGGTGGTAAAGATAGAAACGATTTTCAAGATTGGGATTATAGTAAAGATGTATTTAATTATGCCTTTCATTCTGATGGTATAAACAGTCAAATAACCTCTTCATTTCAATTAAGTGATGATTTTGCTAATAATGTTCAAGAAACAAGACCAAAATCTCTACAATTTAGATTTAAAACCCCAGGTATACCAGAAACAGCTACACCCATACACCAAAACTTATGGACTGGTGATGGTAATACTTCCTTTATTACTTTAAACTATACAGGATCAGGAATGACTACTTCAAGTTATAGTGGGTCTTCTCCTTCTGAATCTAATGCTTATGGTACTTTAACATTTTATCCTGATGGAAATAATGGGTTAGATAAAACAGCAAGTATTGATTTACCCTTCTTTGATGGTGGGTGGTGGTCTGTAATGGCTACTGTTGATTACTCAGGAAATGATAAAGCTTATATATATGCTGCTAATAGAATTGGGGATAAAATAGGACACACAGATTCAGATAATATAACACATAACTGGCAATATTGGGATACAGTACAAACTTCAAGATTTCCAAATATAAATAATGTACCTATAGATGGAGGAACTGCAACACCTTTTTCTGGGGCGTATCAAGAAATAAGATATTGGGATACAGCATTAAGTGAAAGTTTATTTTACGATTATGTAGTTAACCCTTATTCAACTCAAGGTAATACAATTAATGTAACACCTCAAGATTTAGCCTTTAGAGCAGATTTAGGTACACAATTAATAACATCAAGTAGAACTTCAATACACCCTAAAGTTACAGGATCTTGGGCAACAACACAGTCTTTTTCAAGCGGGGATAGTGAATTTTATGTAACAGGTTCATTTATACAAAATAGAGAAAGCATTTTTCTAAACCAAGTACCAGGAGGTATTAAAAATAGGATAAGTGATCAAATTAAAATAGTTCAAGAAGTATTACCTTCTGGTTCTACTTTATCACCTTATAGATCAATACAACAAGATATTTACCCAAGTGGTAGTAATCCTAGTATTAATTATTTAGAAGTAGCATTCTCACCCACAGACCAGGTTAATGATGATATTATAGCACAAATAGGTGCGTTTAACTTAGGAGATTATATAGGTGATCCTAGACAAATATCTGAATCTGGGTATTCTTATCCACAATTAGATGCTTTAAGAGATGCATATTTTACAAAATATATAAATAGTTATGATGTAAATGATTTTATTAGGTTAATTTCATTCTTCGATAATTCATTATTTAAAATGATAGAAGATTTTACACCTGCTAGAACGAGTTTATCTTCTGGTGTTGTAATAAAACAAAATTTATTAGAAAGAAACAGACAAGCACCTCCTTCAATGTCATTTACCACTCCTGAATATTCAGGTAGTGTTAAATCATTTCCAAGAAATTACCAAGTACCTAACTCCAGTAGTTCGTTCCCTGCATATGGAAATGTTAGTGGGTCTGCTATATATAAATTTAGTGGAGGTACTGGGGGTGCATTTGAACCCTTTAATAGTAATTTTACTGCCCCCGTTAGTAGATCTGTTCAAAATGGTGGAGGACCTTATAGTGGTTTAACAGAAGCTGAAGTTTCTGCCTCTGAATTTTATGCTCAATATCCAGAGTTTGTACAACAATGGAGTGAGTCAATAGTTCCATCTTTAGGAATTACACCTCCATATCATCAAGAACAAACAGGATCAAATCAATTCCCTCCTGTTAATTATCCTAGAATTGACCAAAGAGAGTTTTACAATGGAGAATTTGGTAATGATATTCAAGTAAGAGCTAATGAAATTTGTAAAACATTTTTTGGACATGATGCTATTATAGATTATTTCTTTAGAATCCAATGGTTTAATAATATATCTAAAAATGAATCAGATTTTGTACTCCCTAACTTTATCCCAACAGAAGGAAATGTATGGTTTTGGGCAGACACAGTTAACCAAAATGGTATATTAACACAAAATTACCCCCTTAATATAACCCAAAACTTTCAAACCACTCCTTACCCATCTAACACTAATGTAACAACTACAAATATAACAACAGATGGTAGTGGAACAGGTGCTGAAGTAAGAATAAGCACAACAACACAACCTGCTGCCCAATCATGGTTAAATGTTAAGGTAATTAATTCTCCTAGTAATTCTGGTTATCAAGTAGGGGATACTATAACAATATCTATAGCTGAATTACAGAGTTTAGGGTATACAACCGCAACACAAGATTTAATTGTAACTTTATTAACCCGGGATGTTGCTTATAATGTAACTAATAAGGTTAAATATATTAAAATGTCTAATGTTGATGTTAATGGTGTAGCAATACAACCCTTTATTGCTGATAGTGATTATGTAATATTTAATTTAACAGGAGCCTCTGACTATCTAAATATTTTAATTGAAGGATATCAATCTTATTTTATATCAAATACTTCAAACCAAAGTGATGGGTTTCCTGGTACCGAAGATGCAACTTTATTAATAATTAACCAAGAACCTTCATCTAATGCAGTTAACTCATTTGATGATTCATTTTATAATTTAACCTTTAGTGCAAGTGGGGTATTTAGTTACTATGCTACCTCTTCAGGAGAAGATCCAAATGTAATCCCTGCAACAGGGTTTACAGAATCATTAGCACAAGGGTATTTTCCACCAATACCTACATACCCCACAGAATCATTTTTTAAAGGATGGCATGAAGCTAATTATTTCCAAACAACAAATGATGGTGGTCTTGTTAGAGTATCAACGGGTGATAGTTTTAATACTGATACCTTTGGAAATTTTAACACAGGTTCAAGAGAGTTTGATGGAGATGCTACTAATACCCCAAGTGAAGTACCATGGTTTATGAATGCTAAAAATGACACATATCATGCTTTAAGTGCTTCATCTACTTTAACAGGAGGGGCACCATCAATAATAAAATTAGCTTTATATCAAGGCGATATAACAGCATCATCAGTCCCTATTGGACCCGCTTTTAATTTATACTCACCACCTTCAACTATAACAATAACTCCTAATTTACAACAAATTCAAGGAACTACTGATATTGTTAGTATAAGTAGTTGTGGGTCTGGAACTATTCCTAGTTCTGGAACTCCAGCTGAAAGAACATCCACCACACAAGTAAGTGTAGGAGGTAATCCTAACACTCAATATGTAATGTATTTTATGACTGATGAAAGTGGTGCTTGGTCAGTACATCCAGGCACACCAAGTTTCCTTAGTATAATTGGTGGAGGAGTTACTCCTAATCCAACTGTAGCAAATAACGGGAATGTATATACAGGAGATAGAACTATTAATATTAGATGTGATGCATCCCCTGGTCCATCTGCTCCAGATAATTTAGAGTTAACTCAAAGAGATTGGAGAGTTGTTATAAAGAATTTTGATCAAACCAATTATCCTCTAAATGAATCTTATTGTGCTTATACCCAATATGGTTATTTTGGAGGACCAACACAAGGAGAGGATCCTATAGATCCATAAAAAATAATAATAGTATAAAAAAATAGTTTTAAAATATTTATAACAAAATAACATAAATGGCAGTAGCTCCAACACCAGACATAAGGTATTATCTTAAAGAAACTACTAATCAGATATTAGTATCAGGTTCTTCTAATAATTTAGATATGAATCTTAAACTTAATTCTATTAAGGATCCTACAACGGTAGCTAATAATAATTATACTTCTAAAATCTCATCATTAGGGACTAATATTTCGTATGTAGTACAAAATGGAATAGAATTTACTAATTTAATACCAAATCAATCATTACCCTTTACTCAACCTACAACATCTGCATTTAATACTGTTTTTATAACAAAAAATGGAAGTATAAATGGTGTAGGAGCAGAATTTAGATTAAAATCTCTTGGATCAATAATAAATACTATCCAAGTTACGGATATAGGGTCAGGATATCAAGTAGGAGAAACCATAACATTTACACAATCAGAACTATTAGCTGAAGGATTTACAGCTGTTTCAAGTGGTATAGTTATTACTTTAACTACAAATAATATAGTAGAATCAACAACTGAAATCCCAATTAGAAACGATCAAGAGCTATGGGTATACAGAGGATACAATACTGATGGTGGAGATGGAGATACATATAGATATAACCCACACATCCATAGACCTTATAAAGCTTATATTCTAACAGAAACAGGATCAGGAGCACCCGCTTCTCCTTTTATCCCTTTAGGTGGTAGTGTATATACATCAACAGTTAATAGTAATGTAAATATAAATAATGTTTTTTTAGAAGGTACATTAAATGAGTTAGGCAATGGGGTTTTAAATGGGGTAACTCAAGTAAACCAACAAGTAAGTGGTTCATTTCAAGTATTTCATGAAGAAATGGGTGTTAGTCCATGGGTTTTTACACAGTATACTTCTATATCAGCAAACCCACCATCAGCAGGTGCCGTATTTAGGGTATATAAAGAAAACGCTACAACAACAGATAGTGGAAATTATAATTTTAATACTAGCACATCACCCCCAATAATTGGAGAAACTATAGCTTATAATAATTCAACTATTGCTAGTGTAACAGAAGTATATGTAGGTGATGGTTCAACTTTTTACCAAACATTAACAACTTTATCAGGATCAGTAGAAGATTTTAATAAAAATGCAGGTAAAATAAAGGTAGCACAATTTTCAAATATTTTAAATAATGTTGAATGGGATATTATAGATTTAGAAACAGTTCCTGGAGCTAATCCTTATATAAAATTAACAGTAAATAATGTTAATTTAAGTGCAGGATATTCTGCACTTCCTAATACGGAAGCTGTCACTCTTACTTTATCTGAGTTTAGTAATTTAACTAATAATATAAGTCAAACTCAAGGTACTTCTCTAAATCTACAACCAGTAGTATTTAATAATTCTTTAAGAAATGGGGATTATACTTATACAAGTAGTTTTTTCCCAACATCTGGAACTGTTCCTAATGCTAATGATGCTGTAGGGACTACACAATTTGGTTTATGTACAAATTATGGGTATTTTGTAAAATATACTGTATCATATGATAATGCTGACCCTGGAGAAGAAACAATAGATGTTAATTTTACAAGTAGTACTAACGATTTAGTTCCCAATACCTTTCAATTACCAGAAGGCTTTTCAGCAGGTATTTTTGCCCAAATAGGATCAATATCAACAACAGGATTTACATTCCCTAGTAATACAAGCCAAAACCAAGATGGTACTTACATTTCACCTCAATTAAATATTACAATAGAAAACCCTAATGCTAATAACCAAAACATAATACCCCCAGATTTATTTGCAACTCGATGGAGTGATGCTTATATTTCATTTTCCCAATCATTATCATCTAGTATAGATGGTTTATATATTTTTAATCAATTACCACAAAATGATGTACAAGTAACAGCATCAATGTTTTTAGCAGCATGGACTGGTAGCGATGATGAAGGCGCAAAATATGCATCTGCTATATACGCCACAGACGTATATGGAGAGGGTGAAACAGGCGATGGTCCAACTTGGCCTACCGCTTCAATTCGATTATATACTGGTAGTTACCCACTTAGTATTCCAACAACAGCTAATGATTTTGTAACAGAATCTTTATTTAAAAATGATTCAATTCATGTTGATGGTTATGCTATTACTATGAGTTATTTAATACCCTCCCAATCTATTAATATTAAGGATTGTTTATCTTTATCATTACAAGTATCATCAGGATCAGCAAATTCTGCTTCAGTAGAAAATTCTTTAGTAGTAAGACATTATGAATTAGAATTTAATACACCTGCGGGATTAATAGAAGGAGATGGTTTAGTTCCAACAGTTATAGAAAATGCCTTTTCGGGATCAAATGGATTTGATAACGAGGTTGATTGTCAACCTTTATTAAATAATGTTATTGGTGAAAGAGAAAATAGAGAAATACAAATAGTAAATTATTCAGTTGATCCTTATACACCTTCAAATTTCCAATTAATACTTTCAGGATCGGCATTAAAATCAACAGTACCGGCTTCAAATTACACACAACTAACTAGTATTTATCCTAGATATGTTGGTTCAAGATCAACATCAAATGATTTTAATCTTTCATCTTCAAATTCACCAAACCAATATACATATGGTAATGTGCCTGTAGTTGATTATTTAAATGCAAATTTTGCATATGCTGAACAAATAACAGATCCTTATCCTGTAATAAACAATAAAGTACAATTTAATGTTAAATATCTAATTAATGGTTCAGGAGATGCTAATAACCCAAACTTATCACCCTATACGGCTTTTGATATTAAAGGTACTTGGAAAGAAACAACTAATAGTGAGGACCCAGATTCAAGAGAGACAGGTAGAGTAGCAATGAACCAAGCAGAGGGATCAACAGCATATAACTTTCTAAATGGGGATCAAGAAATAGAAAAGGTAGCACAACAATTAGTACCCGTTTTATATTCTCAAACATCTTCTAATGGTTATCAACCTTTTATACCATTAAAAGGACAATCAATACCAGAATATGTTCAACCATATGAAGAATATGGTATGTCTTTTAATGGTCCTGTATATGTCTCATCAAATGCAAACGATAAGCTTATTTCTTTTGGTAATATAATAGGGAGTGCGGGTTATGCCAATGTAGCATCTGGTGTTAGTTATTTAAATAATTTTGGTCCGACCATAATCCCAGATACGTGTGATGATCCAATTCATTCAGACTCTGCTTGTGGTCACAGTGCGGGTACAATAAGATTTGTTACAGACCCACAATCCCCAGGTGGAGATGCTTTATCCGCTCCTTACAGTATAGAATTTAGTGGAAAATTTCCAACAACCCCACCACAATATTATAGAACATCTACAGGTGGTTATAATGATAGTTCTAACTTTAATGAGGGTACCGTAGGTATATTTAAAATAAATATTGAAAAATATAATGGTTCAACTTGGACTAAAATACCATTAACAGTAACAACCCAGGCGACATTAACTTTTCATTATTTGGGTGGTAGTACATTTTCAATGAATTTAACCCAGGCTTTTGGGTCACAAAACGTAGGATTAATAGAAAATTCTAAAACATTTAGGATTAATCTGAGGGCAAATGATACTAAGATATATGGTGAGCAAAATAATTTTGGTCCTTATGATGCCCAATATGCTACTTTAGATGTTGGGATAAAAAATGCTGCAAGCGAAATTATAGAAGCAAATACTTCGTATAGAATTAGAACATACCAAGAATATGCAGCAGAAAATGTAGATGCACCTAAAAATTATTGGAATCCAACATCAAGACCAAATGTAGATGGAGGTAATTTAATAGACCCTCCAGTAAATGGTCCATTTGTAACGTGTATTATTAATTCTAATACAGAAGATGCAGGTCAAGCTGAAAGTGCTGGATCAATGGTAACACCGTTTTGGGTATTCCCAACTTCTGCAACACAAAATAAATTTACAGATGAAAATGGAAACCCATTCCCATTAAACCAACAAATATCTTTATCAGATGAAAATAATTTAGTTCCCGATTATGGTTCAAATCCACCAACATATACTCCACAACCTTTTGGGAATGATTATTATAATTCAGGTAGATCACAACAATCTTTAAATTATTTTCCAGGACCAAGTTCAAGATTTCCAGGTGGGTTTGAACCAGAGGATACTGTAATACCTAATTTTAACATCCCATGGACAGTAGAAGTAGGTGATCAAATACGATTTGTTAATGATGAAACTAAGGTATATAATGTTCTGGCGATACAAACACCAGAAGAAAGAGGAGCTTTTGATACTCAATTATTATTATTATTAGACAGACCAGTTGATCCTTCTATTAATAAAGATTTCTTTTTATTAAGAAGATGGAATTTTGAACCTTCATCAATAATAATTAATCAAACTTTTCCTTATGCTGAATTACCGATAAAAAGAGAATTTATACCATCACAAAATCAAGATTTAGTATATGGTACTGATCAAGGTGGAATTGTAGCAACACCACAAAATGCTACTGGGTCCTTTACTTCACAAGAACAATCTGGAAGTATTATAACGTCATATTCACCTTTATTAAAGAAAAATAACACACCTTCTGGTTTCTTATTTCCAAATTTCCCAATAAAAGAAATAGAACTTACACCAGATGAAGCATTAAGGCAACTAAGGGACAACAAACTAATAGATTAACATATTTATAACATATAATAATAAACACAAATGGGATATTTAAACAATTCAGTAATAACAGTTGATGCTATCTTAACAACAAAAGGTAGAGAATTGTTAGCAGCTAACGACGGTTCATTTAGAATCACACAATTTGCTTTAGCAGATGATGAAATAGATTATACACTTTATAATCCATCACACCCTTCTGGTTCACAGTTTTATGGTGAAGCTATAGATGGAATGCCTTTATTAGAAGCATTTCCTCTTGAATCACAAATAATGAAATATAAATTAGCAACACTACCAAGAGGTACAGCTAAATTACCAGTATTAAATGTTGGGTATAATGCAGTAACACTTCAACAAGGTGCTACATTAGCAATTACCCCTCAAACATTAAATTACTTAGGTAATGATCAAGTGTTTGAAACATCAGGTTATAGTGTAACTATTGCAGATGTTCGTTTATTAAATACTTTTGAAGCAACTGGTATTAATACAGCATCAGCAACAACTGCTAATGTTAATTCAACAACAACTTTAGGAACAAATGTTTCTTCAACTATAACAGGTACACAGGTTACATTAAGAGCAACTACAGTAAATACATTGTTTGGGGCAAATGCAACTTTATTAAGTACTTTAACATTTACAGGTTTAGATAGTGGGGCAAGAATTACTATTCCAATAACAATAACTAAATCAACAACATAATAAAAAAGATATGGGATTTAAAAGATTAGAAGCAGATGATTTTGTAGTAAGTGCACAAGCACAAACTGCCACCTGTTGGACAAATAACGCACCAGTACTTACAACCTTCTTTACAAGATCAGGTCAAGTAGTAGCAGAATCAGGAAAATATTATACAGCAGTATATAACCTTGATCAGGCTGAGGCAGGGTCAAAAGCCCAATTTGAAATTGCTTATGGTAATGAAACGGGAGGAGGAGCTCTTGCTTATAATCAACCAGCAGTGCCTAATGTATCTCCAGCTTCTACAATTTATGGGCAATATAGAACACTAGTGTTAGAAGATGAAAATGGATCTTTTGTATTTGGGGGTGTTACAGGTAGTTCAATTTATGCTGTTAGTGTAGAAAGATCAGCTTATAAACAATCTTTATTCCCTGGTTCATTAAATGTAATATTAACTGGTCCTACAAACCAACAAGTAACTTTAACTGATAATTCAAATATGGTTACTGTACCAACTTTTTATGGTACAATGAGAGCATATGAAGTAATTAGTGGATCTGATGGTTTTTCATATAACTCAGGTTCAGGTGGTACAGGATATACAGAAAAAAGTGGTTCATATGGTTTATTTTTACCAGATATTGGAACAATATTATTTAATGGAGATGCTTTAGATTTATCTGGAGCAGATGGAGGAATATCTTTAGATACAAACCAAGACGTAAACTCAATTTCCGATCCCACTAACCCAGTAAAATTACTTAACAGTTTTATAACAGGTTCTTCATTTGGATTAAACTCAGAAGAAACAATTACTTCAGATTTTGTATTTATTAGAGCAAGAAACTCAGAATTCAACTATTCAGAAAACCCATCATATATTTCAGGATCAACTGGAGAAGTTATTTATAATTACTTTATTAATAACCCTCAAACATATATGACATCAATTGGATTATATAATGACAGTAATGAATTGTTAGCAGTAGCTAAATTATCAAAACCTTTAAACAAAGATTTTACAAAAGAAGCTTTAGTAAGGGTTAAATTAGACTTTTAAGAATGAATGGGGGCGTACAAAACATTAAACTCACAAGATATAATAATATCACCTTTAGAACTAACTAAAGGATTTTCATTTACTGGAGATGCTTTAACTACTTCTGATGTAGGGATTGATCGTTTTTTAGGGAACAAATTCAAAACTTCTAGTGCTACGGGGTATATAACAGAATATTCACAGTCTTCTGTATATTATTCTGCTCAACAATTATATTATTCAAATTATATCTCAAGTAGTAATGGTGAGGTACAAATAGCTAATACACAATCAATTTACCCAGATGGTACTACTCATGGTATAATAGATTCAAATGCCTTTGAAAATTTTGATCAAACTGATCTAAACCCAGAAAAATATTGGCCAACTAGTTCTTATATAACTCAAATATTAGATGGTCCTTTATGGGGAGGTATTATATATGGAGAGGGTCTTTATGGTGAATCCTCAGAAATTGATCCTACTATAGGAGTAATATCAATACCTAAATCTTTGTTTGGAGATTATATTTTACCTAGTTCTATTAATATTACTACTCCAAGTGGAAGTTATTATGATGATGGTGAAGGTAAACTAATAAGAACAAATATAAACGATACTATAACCGTAGTAGGTAATGTTATTTACGGACAAGGTATGATTGTTTTTACTGGTGGAAGCAGAAAAGAAGGAATTGGAGAAGAAGGGTATTGGGGTAGTGCGGAATATGGAAACGGTATATATGGTGGAAGAACAGTAGGAAATAATGATGTTGAAAATCTTATAGATACTCTTAATATAACTTTAGAATTTTCATCTTCTTTTACTATTTATGAGACGCAATATAAATGTACAATAGGAGAAAGTGAATTTAACTATACACTAAATCCTTCCACTATATCAGGTTCTAGTAATGACGGTACTGTTTATGCATATGCCACGGGATCATATTTTTCCCCATATGTTACAACAGTAGGCTTATATAATAATAATAATGAATTAGTAGCAATTGGGAAAATGGCACAACCTCTTCCTACATCAAGAACTACTGATACAACAATTTTAGTAAACATTGATAGACAATAACCTTTTATATATTTATAATAAAATAAATACCAATACATCATGGCAATTGAACCAACAGAATTAGACCCTAATGGGATACAAACAGGAGAAACAGTAGAGGCTTCACAAGTAAAACAAATTGTTGATGCTTTCACATATACCAGATTTACAAAATATAACCTTTCAGGATCAGCAAAGTTGTCTGGGTCTCTTGAAACTACAGGAGATGTAACTTTAAAGGGAACATACGCAAACGAAGCAACAACACCAGGAGAACAAGCTTACCCAATGGTATTAATAAAACCTGATGGAGAACTTTTTAGAGGAGCCTCAGCAGGAGGATCACAAGGTTCTCAAGGTCTACAAGGTATAATTGGTTCACAAGGTATTCAGGGATATGCAGCTGCTCAAGGTATACAAGGTATACAAGGTACTCAAGGTGTAACGGGTGGATTAGGTACTCAAGGTATACAAGGTATAACAGGCGCTGGTGGTCAAGGTATTCAAGGTATTCAAGGTATAACAGGTGCAGGTTCACAAGGAATACAAGGTATTCAAGGTATTCAAGGATATCAAGCTGCTCAAGGTATACAAGGTATACAAGGTATAGCAGGTGCAGGTGGTCAAGGTATTCAAGGAATACAAGGTATTACTGGTATACAAGGTATAATAGGTACACAAGGTATTCAAGGTATAGAAGGTGCAGGTTCACAAGGAATACAAGGTATTACAGGTATTCAAGGTTCTCAAGGTATTCAAGGTATAACAGGTGCAGGTTCACAAGGAATCCAAGGTATAACAGGTTTACAAGGTACTCAAGGTATACAAGGTATAACAGGTGCAGGTTCACAAGGAATCCAAGGAATACAAGGTATTACTGGTGATCAAGGTATACAAGGTATACAAGGTATAACAGGTGCAGGTTCTCAAGGTATTCAAGGTATTACTGGTACACAAGGTATAATAGGTATACAAGGTATACAAGGTATAGAAGGTGCAGGTGATCAAGGTATTCAAGGAATCCAAGGTATTACTGGTGATCAAGGTATTCAAGGAATCCAAGGTATTACTGGTGATCAAGGTATACAAGGTATACAAGGTATAACAGGTATAGGTTCTCAAGGTATTCAAGGTATAACGGGTACTCAAGGTGTACAAGGTATAATAGGTGCAGGTTCTCAAGGTATTCAAGGTATAACGGGTACACAAGGTATACAAGGTATAACAGGTGCTGAAGGTTCAGGTGGTGGATCAGGAAATGTATATAACACACAATATAGATACTTAGCTGATTCTGATGGTAACAATTATGAAGTATATATGACTTCCACTACAAATTTATTTACAGCAGCATGGGTTAGAACATCAACTAGTATGGTTGTTACTTTTAATTCTCATGGATTAAGTGTTGGGGATAAAGTAGTACTTAGAGCAGCTAATGTAGATTATCAAATAGCCGATATTACAGCAGTAACATCAAACACATTTACCTTTACTTGTGCAGATACAGGTGGAACTTCAGGTAGTGAGGCTGTTTATGGAACCCTATTTAGCGTAAATGTTACCGCAACTGCAGATGATATTACAGCTATAACAATAGTAGCACCAGGAGGATTAAATGGTTCATCTCAATTAAATAATTTAACAGTATTGTCTGGAGGATCGGGTGCAGGAGATAAACAACAAACTGATTATTCAGTAACAGTCCCAGCGGGATTAAATGAAGGAGCAGGTGGGTATAGTGATAAACAAAGTATAAATTTAGTTACAGTAGAAGGTAAAAACTTTGATGGTACAGGAAATTCAGGTAATATTGGTATTAGTACTTCTTACAGTTTAGGGTCTAACTTTAACCAAATAGGATTATCAGGAGTTGGTAATTTTAGTGAGGTAATGATGACAATGAGGTTTTAATAATTAAATAAATAAAAAAAAATAAAGCATAAATGGCTACACCAACAATAAATTTTGCCTCACTAGGATATGACGGTTCTAATGATTTTATTTCATTTGAAAACAACATAAATGATATTAGAATTACTGGTACTTTTACCTCAGGACAACCTACAATACAAAATTGTGTTATTTCACAAGGCCCACTAGTATTCTCTGACTTAATGGTTGGTATGGTTATAGTGGCTGGTGGTAAACTTACGGGTGATGCTATTATTACAGACATATCAGCAGATATCATAACAGTTGATCAAAACGCGATTGGAAATGGTAATGGTACAGGAAGAATTAGACCCCCTAAGGGACAATATTTATTCATTTCCGCTTCTTTTACAAAAGTTGGAGATGGTTATCCTGCTGATGCAAGAGCAATTACAGGTTCAGAAGATGCAGATTATGATGAAAGTTTACCAGCATGGGGTATAGCTGCCCAACTAGCTTATACAGGTAGTGTATCTTCAGAAATTAAGGGTTTATATGGTCAGTATAAAATTACTAAAATCCAAAGTAGAAATTCTTCACAAAATATCAATTTCTTTGCAACTGCAAGCGATTATTTACCTTCATTTATAGAAGACGAAGGTCATCAAATTACATCAAATGCTAGTACTTTACTTGTATCTCAAATTGAAAATAATTTAATAACAATTGCTGGTAGAGGTGATTTAAATGCAAGTACTCAAGCATTAGGTTTAGCAGGTTACCAAACAGCAGTAGCCTCAGTATTCGCAACCTTAATATCAGAATCTGCAGTTTTTCCTTATACAGGATCAGCTCAAATAACAGGAAGTTTAAGTGTAACAGGTAGTAGTATTGTATCATTAGATACTAATGAGAATTTCTTAATAAATAATACAACTGCGATAACACAAAGTCTATTTAAAATAGATAGTGAAGGTATAGCTATATTTAGAGTTCAACCTGATGGTTTTGAACCAACTCCTGAACCAGGGCATATGTATTTTACAACTGAATCTGTGTTTTTTGGGTTTGAAGGTACTTAAAAAAAATTAGAAAAATATTAATAAACAAAACAGGTTGCATATTTATAAACGAGAAAATTCTCAAAACTTAACAATAATCAAAAAAAACAATTAGTCAATGGCAACATGGAAAAAAGTAATTGTATCCGGATCATCAGCAGCATTAGCTAGCTTAACCCTAGATACAGCATTACCCGTAGAATCGGGTGGTACAGGAGGGGCAACCTTTACAGACGGCGCCCTAGTCGTAGGTAGTGGAACAGGAGCACTTACGTCTCTTGCTCAAGCTACAAACGGTCAATTAATAATTGGTTCCACAGGAGCAGATCCTGTATTAGGAACTATTACTGGTGGATCAAATATTACGGTAACAAACACAGCAGGTGGTATTAGTATCGCTGCAACAGGTTTAGGTTCAGGTACAGTACAAACTGTATCAGCAACTGGAACAGAAAATGGTTTAACATTAACTTCAGATGGAGATACTGTTGATCCAGTAATCACATTAGGTGGTGCTTTAACAGGTGTAGCAAATTCACAATTAGTAAATGACAGTGTAATACTAGGTACTACAGAAGTAGATTTAGGTGCAACTGCAACTACATTAGCAGGTTTAACACTTACAGGTGTTACAGCAACAGGTACATTTAGTGGTTCATTTTCAGGAACATCTAATCTACCAGATTTAACATCAGGTAATGGTTTAACAGGTGGTCCTTACGATGGAGCAGCAGCAGCAACATTTGCAGTAGAAGCAGATGGATCTACATTATCAGTAGGTGCTTCAGGAGTAAAAGTAGCAGATGCTGGAATTACAGCAACTCAAATTGCATCAGCAGTAGCAGGAGCAGGTTTATCAGGTGGTGCTGGATCAGCATTAGCAGTAAATGTAGATGGTACTTCACTTGAAATTACTACAGATACCATAAATGTAAAAGCAGGTGGTATTAGTAATGCAATGTTAGCAAATGATGGTATTACAATTGCAGGTACTGATGTTTCATTAGGAGGATCAATAACAGCAGCTACAATATTATCTGGTTCAGGAGTAGTATCAGGATCTGATGCGGTTCCTAACCCACTAACAGATGGTAATGGTATTGCAGATTTTTCTTATAATGGAGGAACAGCAGGTATACAAGTTTCAGTTGAAGCAGCAGATAATACAATATCTGTAGCATCAGGAGGTATATCCGTAGTTGAAGCTAACTTATCTGGAATTCCAAATAGTGCACTTACAAACGATAGTGTAACTATTGGTTCTACAGAAGTAGATTTAGGAGCAACGGCTACAACATTAGCAGGATTATCAAGTGTAACTTCTACAGCATTTGTAGGTGCTTTAACTGGTGATGTAACAGGTAATGCTGATACAGCTACTAAAATAGCAAGTATTACAAATAGTAATATTGTTCAATTAGCTGCTACACAAGCATTAACAAATAAAGATTTAACGGGTGCAGGAAACACTTTCCCAACCTTTAATCAAAATACAACAGGTAACGCCGCTACTGCAACTACAGCAGCAGGTGTTGCAGCAAATTCAGTTGCTTTAGGAACAGATACAACAGGTAACTATGTTGCTACACTTGGATCTGGAACTGGTGTAACAATTGGATCCAATACTGGTGAAGGTTCAACTCCAACAATAGCTGTAGATTATGGCTCAACTGCTAACACGGCAGTAGAAGGAGATACAACTGCAACATTTGCAGGTACAACAAATGAAATTACAGTATCAGATACTTCCGCTCAAGCAATTGGTGGAAACATTGCTTTAACAATTGGTTTACCAGATGATGTAACAATTGGACAAGATTTAACTGTAACAAGAGATGTTCAAATTGGAAGAAACGCAGTAGTATCAGGTAACTTAACAGTTGCAGGTACAGCAAGTTTCCAAAACACTCAGAATTTAGATGTAGCTGATAGATTTATCAGAATGGCATCTGGATCAACAGCAGTTGGAGATGGTGGTATTGTAGTACAACAAGATGGTCCTGCAAATGGTGAAGCGTTTGCTTACGATGCAGCAACAACTAGATGGAGTACAACAGGTTCATTTGATCCAAGTACAGAAGCTTATACACCAGACTCATTTATGTCATTGGTAGTAGAAGGTGCAACCGGAATAGATGTTCCAACAGCAGTAGTTTCTAAATTCCAGAAGAAAGGTAACATTTTCATAGGAGATAATGAAGATATATTTATTTATTCATAAGAATATGTAAATGGGTTTCAAATCAGGAAGTACAATAATAGGAAAGGCAGACCCAGCAATGGGTCTGCCAATTCTTACTAGAGAAGAGATACTTTTTATGTTAAATATTATCCGTAAATCAACCTTTACAGGGGGAGAAATGGAGGAAATTTATAATTTAACCTTAAAACTACAAAAAATGTATCTTGATTTAGAGAAATTTAAAAATAAATAGTTATGGACATATACACATTAGAAAACTTATCATTAAGAGAAGTAAAGGCATTGTTGGTAGGAATAAAAGAAATTAATATTAAGGGAATAGACGCTATGTTTATTGGGACTTTACAAATTAAACTCCAAAATCAAATAACACAAATCGAAGAACATCTAAATTCTCAACCCACTCCTTCACCTACAGAAGTTGATTAACCATATTCTTTTAATATTTATCATTATATATAATAAAATATGGCAAATTGGAGAGAAGTAATAGTAAGTGGATCAAACGCTTTACTTGAAACCTTAGGGGTAGATAACGATACAAATATTAGTGGGTCTCTTTTAGTCTCAAAATCAATATACGATACAGATGAATCACCTGGAGTACTAGGTCAAGTTCTATCTTCTACAGTATCAGGTTCACAATGGATAGATATATCTGGAGCAGGTGCTCAAGGTATTCAAGGTATTACTGGTGAACAAGGTGCACAAGGTATTCAAGGTATTAAAGGTCAAAAAGGTGCTCAAGGTGTAACAGGTAATACTGGTTTAAAAGGCGCTCAAGGTATAATAGGTTCTCAAGGTATTCAAGGTACAACAGGTGTAGGAGAAGTAGGTCCTAAAGGTTCTCAAGGTATTCAAGGTATAATAGGTTCTCAAGGTATTCAAGGTATAATAGGTACTCAAGGTATTCAAGGTATACAAGGTACTCAAGGTACAGCAGGTAATTTTGGAGGTGCTTCTTTTGATTATACATTTAGTACAACAGTACCTTCTCCACCAACAGACCCACCCACAGGGATTGTTCAATTAAATAATTCAACTCAAAATGCCGCAACAAGCTTATATTTAGATGCCACGGATGACAATGGAAACAGCATTGTTCAGTTCATGACAACTATTGATAATGCTACTTCTACAATAAAAGGACACGTTAGAATATCAGAAAAAGGTAATACTGACGATTTTATATTATATCAAATTACAACAGTAGCAGGACAAGATACAGATACCTGGTACATTTTAACTATAGCCTCAGAAGCATCTTCAGCATCGAGTCCATTTGCTGATGGAGATGACATAATAGTTTCTTTTCAAGTAACGGGTGATGCAGGTGATAAAGGAGCTCAAGGTATTCAAGGTATTACTGGTACTCAAGGTATCCAAGGTATAAATGGTGATATTGGTTTACAAGGTATTCAAGGAATCCAAGGTATTACTGGTAATCAAGGTATTCAAGGTATAAAAGGTGATATTGGTTTACAAGGTTTACAAGGTATAACTGGTGAACAAGGTATTCAAGGTATACAAGGTATAACAGGTTTACAAGGCGCTCAAGGTATACAAGGTATAATAGGTGAAAAAGGATCCCAAGGTATACAAGGTATAATAGGTGAAAAAGGGGCTCAAGGTATACAAGGTATAATAGGGGAAAAAGGAGCTCAAGGAATCCAAGGTATTATTGGTGTCCAAGGTCTACAAGGTATAACAGGTTTACAAGGCGCTCAAGGTATACAAGGTATAATAGGTGAAAAAGGATCCCAAGGTATTCAAGGTATAAAAGGTGATATTGGTTTACAAGGTATACAAGGTATAATAGGGGAAAAAGGAGCTCAAGGAATCCAAGGTATTATTGGTGTCCAAGGTCTACAAGGTATAACAGGTTTACAAGGCGCTCAAGGTATACAAGGTTTACAAGGTGATACTGGTCTACAAGGTTTACAAGGTATAACAGGTTTACAAGGCGCTCAAGGTATACAAGGTATAATAGGTGAAAAA